ATCAAGAACACCACGCACAAGCCGTTGGCGATCATGCTCGCCAGCGTCACCACCGAGATCGCACGCAACGAGCCCCGCCACCGTGGCGATGGCACACGGATCGGTCGCGCCCCCACGACGCGCGCGGTGCCCTCGACCTTGCGGCTCGCTCCGCGAGCCACGAGCGAGCTGCTGCCCGACGATGTCGCCAACGACCCCGACGTCGTGGCGAAGAAGCGCGCCGGCAAGATCTCGATCAGGACCATCGAGCCGGCGCCGACCCGCACGGAGACCGACCACGACGTCGCCCATGCGCCCCAACCCGACCCTGACCACGACGTCGCCCATGCGCCCCAACCCGACCCCGCATTCAACAGCGCGCACGGCGATGATGACGTGCACGCGATGACCACCATCCCCGGCCTCATCGAGACCGACATCAGCGAGTGACACCATGACCCTGCTCAGTCCCGGCACCACCATCGTCAAGGGCCCCAGGCCGATCGCATCGGTCACCGCCACCGAGACGGCTCGCACCGCCATCGTCGGCACCACCACGCAAGGCCCGCTCACCGCCCGTCTCGTCTCCTCGTTCGACGAGTTCCTGACCGTCTTCGGCGGGCCTTCGACCACGATCAACGAGGTCTATCTGCAGGCGCGCCTCTACTTCGGGGCTGGCGGCCGCGAGCTCGTGGTCAAGCGCGTCGTCCACTATACCGACATCGACGACCCCGAGACCTTCGCGTCCGTCGCCGCCGAGGTCGAGATCGACAACGTCACGCCCGTCCCCACGCTGCTCGTCGCCGCCAAGTGGACCGGCGACTACGGCAACAACCTGACCGTGAGGATCAGTGCTGCGACCAACGGCGAGGCCGCCGAGTTCAACCTCTCGGTGCTCGAGAACGGTGTGGTCGTCGAGACCTTCGCCAACCTCAAGATCGGCACCGCGCTCGCGCTCGATACCCGCTACGTCGAGACGATCATCAACGGTGTCGAGGGTGCGACCGCTGGCGCCAGCAACCTGATCACCGTGACGGACTTGGGCGCCACCCCGGCACGACCCGTCGACGGCGACTACGACCTCGCGGGTGGTGATGACGGCCTGACCTCGCTCGACGACGCCGACTACACGGGCTCGAGCGCTGGCGGTACGGGCCTCTACGGCCTCGACGACATCCAAGGCATCCGCTTCTTGACGTGCCCCGAGGGCAACAACGCCGTCGTCCACAACGCCATGTGCGACTACGCCACGGCGCGCGCGTTCGAGATGGTTGCCATCCTCGACCCGCCCGCCGACATGACGCCGAGCGAGATCGTCACCTACGTCAAGACGACGGCTGGACTCGTGGGTCTGACCGAGTACGCAGCGATCTACTGGCCCCAGGTCAAGGTCGCCAACCCCAACAAGACCGTCTACGGCGTCGACGCGGTCATCGTCGCGGCCCCCAGCGGCGTGATCTGTGGGATCACGGCGGCCAACGACGTCGCGCGGCTCGGTGGCCAGTACACGCCTGCTGCTGGCATCGAGCGCGGCATCCTGACCGGCGTGCTCGGCTTCGCCAGTGATGAAGCCGGCAAGCAGAGCGTGCGAGATCTGCTCTACCCGCAGCGGATCAACCCGCTCAACACCGAGCCCGGTCAACCGCGCTACGTCAACGGCGTGCTCGGGCTCGACGTGGACGGTGACTTCCCGACCGTCAGCGAGCGCCGCACCGCCAACCTGATCGCCGACCTGCTCAAGCGCGGCACGCAGTTCGCCGTGCACGCCAACAACGACGTCGCCCTGCGCGCGCGCTTCACCCGGCAGATCATCGCGATCCTGACCGCCGAGATGAATCGCGGCGCGTTCGCGTCGCGCGTGCCCGAGGAAGCGTTCGTCGTCGACACGGGTCCGGGCGTCAACACCCCCGAGACCATCGCGGCCGGGCAGCTGATCGCCAAGGTCGGCATCGCGACGTCCCGCCCCGCGCAGTTCATCATCATCAGCATCGCGCAGCTCACCGCGGCCGCGTGATAGGAGACTCAGACCATGGCAGCCGGCAAGCCCAAGAACTTCCACAAGCAGCACCGTTTCCGCGTCGAGGTCGACGGCTTCACGTCGGCCGCCTTCACGACCTGCAGCGAGCTCTCCAAAGCGCTCGAGGTCATCGAGCACCGCGAGGGCGGGGTGCTGCTCCCCGACAAGTCCCCCGGCACGATGACCGTCGACGACGTCACGCTCGAGCGCGGGGCGACCTCCGACAAGGAGCTCTACGACTGGTTCGACTCGGTCGCCGACTCGAGCGTCGAGGGCGAGTACGGTCTCTCCGAGGACGATGCGGTCGACTACGCACGCACCGTCGACATCGTCCAGCTCGGCAACGACGGGCAGCCGCTCGTCCGCTTCCGCCTGTTCCGCGCCTGGCCCAACAAGATCAGCGCCGGGCAGTGGGACAACGACTCCAACGAGGTCAGGATCGAGGCCCTGACGCTCGTGATCCACAACTGGCAGCGCATCCCGATCTGACCTCGCGTGGTAGACTCCGGCCATGGCCAACATCGACATCACGTGCCCCAGCGGGCTCACGGTCAAGGTCCGAGGTCTCAAGGTCGGCGACTACGACACGCTGCAGGCCGCCCAAGGGGCGGCCGCAAACAGCCCCCGCATCCACGACGCGATCGATCAGATCCTCTCGAGCTGCGTGGTCGAGGTGCTCGACCCAGGCGCCGCCGGAGCCAGCTTCATCGTCAACGGCAAGATCAAGTGGCCCAAGGCGCTGCTGACCGACCGCTTCGCGATCTTGCTCGGCATCCGTCGTGCGACGACCGATCAAGGCTCCGAGCACGAGTTCAAGCACTCGTGCTCGGAGTGCATGTACAAGGCAGACATCAGCGTCAACCTCGACGAGCTCGAGGTGATTCCCATGGCCGATGGCGCGGCGTCGCAGATCGGTCGTGGCACCAACATCTTCGACGGCAAGCTGAGCGACGACACCACCTTCAAGTTCCGCGCGTGGATCGGCGAGGACGAGCGCAAGCTGTCCAAGATCCAGCGCACCATGAACGACAAGCGTGTCTCGGCCGGCATTGCAGCGCGCCTGGTCCAGCTCGGTGATGCGACGGTCGACATGGACATCCGCCGCCAGATCGCAGACATGGACACCGCAATGATCGAGGAGTTCGGCAAGGCGATCGATGCGGTCGAGGGTGGCGTCGACACCACGATCGCGTGGGAGTGTCCCGACTGCGGAAGCGAGCAAGACGTGTCTATCCCTTTCGACGACGGGTTGCTGTTCCCGCGCCGGAAGAAGAAGCGACCCGTGTCCTCTTGACCCTGCTGCCCTTCTCGCTCGAGGAGAACGGGCACTACGAGCTGATCTTCTCGCTCTGCTACCACCGCGGCGACGCGCTCCACGGATCTGGGCTGAGCTTCACCCGCAGCGACGTGCGCGACATGACGATCGGCGAAGCCACCTACCACCTCGAGCGGCTCCGAGAGTGCCGCGGCAAAGAAGCCGCCGCGCTCCGACAGCCGAGCTCGCGATCGCGGAGGCGTCGCTAGCCCATGCGCAACAACATGGGCATGGGCTTCGTGTTCCGCGGCGTCGATGCCTTGACGCCCGTCATGACGCGCATGGGCGCATCGTTCGATCGAACGATGCGCCAGATTGGCGTCGCCACGCGCGACGCCAAGGGTCGGTTCCAAGAATTCAACGTCGGCGCGCGCGCCATGGCCCAAGCTGCCGGTGGCTTGGTTGCCGTGCGCGTCGCCGCTGTCGGGCTCGGGGGCGCACTCAATCTGGCCGAGTCCGCAGGGCAGTTCGACCAAGGTATGGCGCAGGTCGCCGCCCTCTCCGACATCGCGACCGATTCGCAAGAGGCGCTGATGTTGAGCGCGACCGCCATGGACGCGGCGCTCAAGACCAAGTTCTCACCCAAAGAGGCCACGGATGGTCTCGCCCAGTTCGCCTCGCAAGGCTTCACCGCGGCCGAGCAGGCTGGCGCTCTCGTCCCGGCTCTGCGTCTCGCCCAAGCCGGCATGATCAGCGTCGAGAGCTCAAGCGCGTCGATGACGTCTGCGCTCAAGGTGTTCGGCCTGCAGGCCAGCGAAGCCGGCATCGTCACTGACAAGCTGCTCAAGATCAGCAACGCGACCAGCCTCGGTGCCGGCGACCTCGAGCTTGCGCTCGGCACCGTGGGTCGTGGTGCGTCGGCAGCCAAGCAGTCGCTCGACGAGATGCTGATCGCCATGGGCCTCGTGAAAAACACCGGCGTCGACGCGAGCGTGGCCGCGTCGTCGGTGAGCTCGGCGCTGATCTTCATGGCGAACAACGCCGATGATTTCGAGAAGAATTTCGGTGTCAAGGTGACCGACGCCAGCGGCAAGTTCCGCGACTTCATCGACGTCGTCATGGACACCGAACTGCAGTTCGCCGACAAGTTCGACAACGAGGCCGAGCGCGTGGCCGCCAGCGCCGAGCTCTACGGCAAGTTCGGCCTCACCGCCTTCCAAGCCGTCAGCACGCAGATCAACAACGGCATCACGACCGCCACCGGCGGGATTGTGAAGGGCCGCGAAGCCGTCGAGTACTTGCGCGAGACCATGCGCAACGCCGAGGGCACGGCCGCCAAGTTCGAGGAGACCATGCTCTCGACCTACGAAGGTCAAAAGCAGCTCTTGCAAGGCGTGCGTGAGGGCCTTGCCGTGGCCATCGGTCAGCCCTTCATGGAGCTGGCCAAGGTCGGCACGACTAGCTTGCGGTTGTTCCTCGAGGGCATCGTGGGGCTCGTGCAAGCGATCCCACCCGAGGTCAAGGTCGTGCTCGCCAAGCTCACGGTCGCGTTCTTCACCCTGATCGGTGTGATCGGTGCTGCTGTGGCCGTGCGCGCCGGGCTCATGCTGTTTGGCATGGCGCTGCGCTACGTGGGGCTCGGTGGCATGATCGCCCTCAAGCCACTGCTACTGATCGGCGCTGCAGTTGCCGCGCTCGGTCTGATCTTCGCGGCTTTCAAAACGCGCTCGGGCCAGCTGAAAGATGGGCTTGGCGGCGTGTTCGAGATCGGTCGCAAGGTCTCGCTCTTCTTCCGCGGGCTCGTCCAATACCTCAAGGATGGCGAGCTCTCTGGCGCCGTCCTGGATGAGCTCAATCTCATGCGGAACGCGGGCGTCAAGGACTTCCTCGGCACCGTGCTCGACGTGGGCGCGCGCGTCGTCAAGTTCTTCAAGGGCGTTGGTGAGGGCTTCGCCGCTTTGATGGAGGAAGCTGGCCCCGTCTTTGTC